GGAAAGCTTCGACCATCTTGTCAGCTTTAGAGTAGTCGAGCATTAGGGTACGAAAGTTTTTAGACAGTTCTTCGAGTTTGTTAAAAGACCGGTCCGACCAGCCCATTAATTTCAACCCATCGCGTAGGATACTCAGCACAGTCCCAAAGTCTCTCAGCATACCCCTGGCTAGGTTTTTGAAGTCCTCCTGACCGAACGTAGCCATGTCACGTAGTGCTTGGAAAGTAGCAGACTTTCTTGGAGCCATAGTTGACATTGCGTGCAGTCCCATCATATCTGCAATGTACTCCATTCGACCGACAGCATCTTCGGTGTAGTAGTCTCGACGATACGACAGAGTCTTGGTTAGTCTTCCACCACTTAGTAGGCTCAACGTCCGGTCGATGCTCTGTGCCATTTCGTCAGTGGTCATATCTTTGACCAGGTCGTTGATACGTATGACTGCATCACGCATTTCACGAGTCACGCTCCCGTGGGTCGCGCCTTCGGCTTGGAGGAACACACCGTGAGTGAGCTCGTGCGCTAAAGCGTGGAAGGTCATTGCGATTTGCTGGTTTTCACGTAGTAGAGTATTGCGTAGCAGCCCTATAAAAGCGTTCGCCACTCCACTTCTCGATGGTGCGTAGAACGACGCCCCACGCCAGCTTCCACCTTCTTGAAACCCAGTCGAGGGTAAAACACGTGTCTCACCTTGGGTATGACCTACAGCGGCTGCTATACGTAGTCCGAACTCAGTCAACCGTTTCACATCTACATCTGGCAAGTGCATCATGTCATGGAACACGTACTCCATGTAACGCTTGGTAGTAGCCAGCAATGCAGTAGGCTCGTTCTGAGCATGCAACTGCATCTTAGGAAATAGCCGTTCGGTGACGTAGTCATCCCAGGATTGTCCTGGACGTGCTTTGGCAGCAGCGAACTCCGCAGCCATTCGTTGGATAGTCTCTGGAGACCATTGGAGGTCTTCGAGTTCTTGCAACTTCGCTCGGGCTTGGTAACCGAACTTACCTCCACCGATTAAGGGTAGTCCACCACGAGCAGCGAGAGCGACTTTGAATTTGTCGAGGGGGTAGAGGCGAGCGGTGATGGAGGTTTTAGGAGTGCCGTCGGGGTTGCGAAAGATAAGATTAGAGCGGACTGGAGAGTCTTCGGTTCCTTCGTAGATGTTTTGGTGTTCACCAAAAGAGACTGGCTCGCCGGGTTCGCCGGTTAGGTCGGAAAGGAGTTTGGGTAGGGTTTGGTCGTAGTTGAGACGCATTCCGCGCTCTTGAGGGATGACTGGTTTATTGTAGACCATCTGGTTGTTTTCATCATACTCTCCTGGTTGTGTAGCATACCTATCATGCCCCTCCGTCATCATCGCTGTCTCAGCATCACTAATCGCGATAGCGTCTGCACCTTCACGAGCGGCGTGTAGAGCAGCGGCTTTGATAGCGAGGGAGTTGTAGTGTTTGAGGAGAGGTTCTTCTAGGTGCGACTTATCCTCGAAGTCGGCTATACCTCTCCGCATACCAGAAGCTTCGTTCTCTTTAACTATCTGTTGGTATTCCCTCCACTCCTGCCCCCAATCACTCTGCACCTCGAATACATGAAACACCTTCTTGCCATCAACAGTCTCCATGTAACCACGAACGTGGGCGAGGAGGTTTTTGCCTTCGGTGGGGTAGTGAGTGGATTCGTATTTGATCTCTTGTTTACCTACATAATTACTCATTTCTTCCATCTCTTTTTGAGTAATTATACCAAGTCTTTCCTTCTCCTCCAAACGTCTTTGTCGTTTAGTTCTCTCTTCTATAGGAATCCTCACCAACAAATCTACCGCTCCAGGCATCTGGTCAAGCGGCTTGGGGTTGACCATGGTGTAGCGGGCTGTGGCGGATTCATTCGGGGAATACGGTTCATCTTCTAAAGCTTCCCACTCGTTATACAGCCTTCTTTGCTCGCTAGTCCAACTTTCATACATCTCCACTGATGGTCTAGATGTAGGATCTATACCCAAAGTTTCCAACTGGTGTTGAAGACTAGCTCTATTTTGTTGTTGTAGTGTTCCTCCTTCTGTGTCAGCTATCAACTCCTTCACCTCCACCCTTGGCGCATTCTCCTGTATCCACTTATCAACCTCACTCCCACTCACCTTTTGCATACCCGCCAAATGCTGCTCCAACCCCAACGGAGCCAACATCTCCCACTCGTCTGGGTAAAGGTTCTTTAACCTGTTGATAACCTGTTGTGGAGCATAGCGACTTTTACCCTCTTTGGTGTTTCTCCACTCAGCCATCTTCCAACCGAATCCACCAGCGAAGGTTTGTTCAGGTGCCCACATTGCAGCCGGCTGTGACTGTTCCTGTGGCTGTACTATCTCCCTCTTGAAAGTCTTTGTTGCATTCTCAACCTGCTGGTCCTCTGTATTCCTAGCCTGCATCCTCTCATACCACATGCTCCCTACTTCCCACGGCAACACACTCGCCACCGTCCCAGCGATATGCTCTGGTGTCAATGGATTATACTCCTGTCCTAACACCTTTGAACTCGCCAAGTTCGCTGCTTCAAAGGTTCCGATATTTCCTGCTAGCGACGCCGCCCTCCGTCCTAGTGCACTCTCAGCTCCACTCAACCCCTGTACTCCTTCTGCTACCCTCGGTGCCAGCCCAAAAGCAGCCGTCTGTAAAGCGGCCGCACCCAACCTTTGCGGTGTCGAGGCTTCGATGGGGGTGTCGTTGTATGCGCGCAATGCAACGTCACCGAAACCTGCGAGCTTAGCTAAAGGTTGGGCACGACCAATCAGTAAAGCCTCGGCAGCAGTTCGCGGCAAAGCACGGCCTGCTGCCTCGGCACCCGTAGTCCACGCCTCCGTATGCTGAGGCGCGTACATACGGGCTAATTCGGCACCCACTCCACCAAATGCAGTGCCTAAAGGTTCACTTACTGGCGAGAAGATAGAGTCCAACCAAGAGTTGACTCTCTGGGCAGGGGAGGGGGGCTGCTCAGGCAGTGTGCTATTCTCCTGGTTGGACAAAAGAAATGGTTGTGGCATAGGGGCTAGTGCTACGTAACTGTAAGAACTCTAGGCGTCCGTCCTATTAAATAGGACGGACTTGATATCCTACGAGCCGACTATGGCTGCATCGGTGTGCGGGACTTGACCTGCAGTCGATGTCTCATAGCGGCCGGTGGCACTGCCTGAGGCAACGCTGGAGGTTGCAGTTGTGGCTGAACACCTTGAAGAACTCTCTGCGCCTGCTCTGGAGTCATCTGAAAGAATGGCACATTTGGACGGAAGAGTTGCTGTTCAAGTTGCTCTGGTGTCACACCACCAGCAGTCTCCATTGGAGAGTACTCGATCTGCTCGTTGGGGTAGTGAACGTTTCTCTCTATACCTTCGGCGGGCAGACTACCACCGGTTTCCCAGGGAGCGGTCTCGCCACGGAGAGCACGTCCTGTTGCGCCGGTGGTTGAGATAGGAGGAGGAACTGCACCACCACCTATTCCACCAATACTCGCTGCACCGCTCTGCTGTGTCATCTGCGGTTGAATAAAAGGTGCGCTTACACCTGTTGGCTGAGTAGCCAACGGAGGTGCTGAGGGAGGAGTAGGCGGCTCCATAGGTGTAGGCGCACCGTAAGGCATTGAAGGTGGACGAAGAGCAGAGGCTGCGGCACCATAACCACCTACACCAACGCCTGGACCACCAACACCAGCGCCGGGGGTGGTAGGCGGTAGAGAAGCATTCGGAGTAGGTGAAAGGTTGACTGGTGCGATGGTGTTCTGTGCTGGAGGAGTCTCTTCTATTGGTGTTTGTCCTGCTGTGCCAGGTGAACGGATTTGTCTTGTACCATAGCCACCTATACCAAGGCCGAGCACCGTTCCACCTAGAGACGCTTTTGGATTCTCTGCACGTGTATCGTTAAACTTGGGGTCGAGCATCTCCATGCCTTTGTGAGCAGCCCACCCAAGTATAGGTGATAGAGCCAGTCTGATACCATTAGCGAGCGCGCCTGTAGGCCCGCCAACCATAAATGGAATCATACTAGCTAGTCCTGGAGCAACGTTCTCAGCGAAAGCTGCGACAGGGCCACGACCTTTGGGTTGTGTCGGGGTGGTTGCGGTATTCGTTCCACCTGGAACAGACTGTCCAGTCGAGCTACCAGCACTGGCTCCGGCACCTGGTCCGCCAATTCCGTCAGTGAGTTGTCTACTTAACTGTGCAACCACTGCTTTACCCTCGGGGCTGGTTAAAAAGTTAGGTGGCAGTGACCTCAAAATCTCCGCAGCTCTCATCTGACCCGAATGTGCGATTTGGTCCATCATCAACTGACGCCTCAACGCGTCATCGTTTAACTGCGATATGCGTTGGCGTTGCCAGATATCCTGACCCATTGACTCATCCGTTAGTGCTTTACGAATACTCGCTCCACCCAACGCTCCGACATTCGCTCCAAAAAACCCACTCAACGCAGCGTTCGCACGCCCAGGCATAGACATTGGTGTCGCTGGAGGATAATACAACGGGCTAGATGCCGCGTCACCATACGTTTGCACCGGCTGTCTTACCGAAGTGGCTGCCCCGGCTTGGCCACTCTTAATCTTTATCGGACCCGGCGGCAAAGGGTTAGGTTTCCATGCCGGACCTGAGTCACCAGAGATCATACCTGTCTCTGGATTGATGTAATTACTCTCCTCGCTAAAATGCTGCTTGCGCTTTTTGACACTCGACGCACCGAAATAATTGTCAGCCATAAAGTTTGTTCCTTTGACGTTGCTTTTTACCGCCAATAAGACATTCCAAATCCAGTCGTCACTCCTCCTTGGAACCCTTCGCCTTGCAACGTTTCTTCCGTTGCCATGTTAGGTAATCCAAGGAACTCAGCACTTGCTGCGAGTGCCCTCAAGTGCTGCTCACGATCTCGCGTGATCTGTTCTGCTGCCCCTAAAGTTTGTACTACGCGACCCTGCTCGGTCGCAGCTTGTTGCTGCTGTGCTTTGAGTTGCGAGTTGCGACGAGCTTCCTCGGAAGCGTTCGCTACCTGAGTCGCTTGTATGACCACTTGACACATGGCAAGTTGGTTTTGCCAGATCTCTCTAAACCTACTATTAGACATTTGGACACCCAACTCCGCCAGTTCCAGCGCCTGCCTAGCTGTCCCACCACGAATATTAGTCGGGCCGCTTTGCGCGGCTGCTCTGGCGACCGAGTAAGCTCGCTCATAAAGCGAGTTGGTTTCTGTCTCATAGTCACTCGAGAACGGATCTTGTTGGTATATCGACTCCAGAGCCGACGCACCAGGAAACAGCGTTGGGTCGATATCTTGAATGTCGAACAGCGTCAGTCCACCAGGGATGATTTGTGAGTTCTGTGCTAGCAGCAGTTGCAGTGCTATCTGCGCTGCGTCCCGCAGCGAATCCGGCACATACGAGTGCAAGAACGACGCCGCGATATACGGCGCTAGTGGAGCGGGCAGTAAATACCCCTTAGACTGCCTTGTGATACCCTGTCGATTGAATAGAGTCGACTGAGCTTGAATGACTACATCTGCCATATTAGAGTTCCTTTTTGAATGTTACAGAGTGTCTATGAAAACCCAGAGCTTTCTCAAAGTATTTATAACTAGAACCAGACAGTCTAGTCGATGTAACAGAAATAGATTTAACACCGACTAATCTAGCCCAGTCTTTAACCGCTGCTAAGCAGCGTTGTCCATACTTGCCACCACGTTCGCGTGGAATACTAACCAAAGTTGCTTCCTCTCCGTCACGTAACACGCAACACAGTCCAATTAGCTGCCCAAAGTCTCTACAGACAAATATCACCCCATGACTCAAGCACGACAACGACATGTGCAAAAGTTCCTCCGCTGGAACTGTGCTCGGAGCGTTGTCCGCTAAGTGCGGCCAGAGTTTGGTGAACTCCTCTAGACCAGTTATACGTTCAACGGTCGTCATTCTCTTCCAAAGAAAGCGGTCGACGAGGGTTACCTGGTTGCGGCTTGGTAGTTTGCGGCGCACCGAACGTTTGGTAAGCCGTGCCGTCTTGAGTTACGTTCCACGAAAGTGGACGGATAGTCGTCGCTGGCTGTAAGGTCAATATCCTAGGAGCATCGTCTTTGGACGAATCAGCAAACGTCGGGTTAGGCAACTCAGGAGATTCAAGCTGTTTTAGGAAATTCATGGGTTAGGGGTTAGGAGGTATGTTTAGGTTATCTAACAACCTAATAGTGAGTTGGCTATAATCTGGCGGATCTGGAAAGGACTGCTCATCACCTGATCCGTTGCGATAAAGACCAAAGTTTGGATAGCCACCGGTCTGAGCTGGAAGTTGCATGTCGATGGTGTCGTCGGTGGTAACGTTGCCAAAGTCAACCAGTTCTGTTGTTATTACGTTATTCCTTAGGTCTGTGGCGAACGCCGGATAGGGGTCTTGTGAAAAGTAGGGTGGTCGAGTAAAGAACGTCAGCGGGTAGTCCCAGTCAAAGCTAGGATTGGATCTGAAAAGCTTATCACTAGATGGAAGATAGTCTGAGCTTATTCCACGAATGCAGCGTTCACAGATCAGGTAGTATTCATTTCCGACCCATTGGTAGTTGTCGAAGTCCCGAATAAGAATAGGTATCAGCCCTCCAACTATTAGCTCCCACTCTGGGCTGAACCCAACGCTAACGTTGGTTTGTGGAATTAGTATACTACCATTATACGTGTAAAAGTACTGCTTATCCCACTCTAACCCAGATACGTCCAAGGCGTTGAGCTTTTGTCGTAAGTCCTCCCAAGCATCAGCAAAGTCCGACTGAGACATGCTGAGTTGAGTAGCGTGGTCAAAGTAGTACGCCGCTCGAATACGCTTGACCTGATTTACAACAGCAGGTTCGCAGATAACGTCCATTCGAAAGTGTCCGGTAGCGAACTTATCACGACTAGACACTTCTAATACGAAAGGTCCCACGGTGTCATTGGTGATCTCTGCGGTGATTACACCATTCACCGCGACCCAACGCTTGGTGTGATCCTCACTTCTGACCAGTGTGACGTAAGACTCAAAATCAGACGTTACCCTGAACTGCACAGTACCTGGAGTGTCTTTTCTGAATCTACACTCTCTGGCGTAGTAGCTTAGATTTCCGACTAAGTTCGGAGTGCGAAAGAACGGATGTATACCCCAAGACACCAGATCCGCTTCGACTGACAGTCCGCAGTCTAAATCTAGAAACGGTGGAAACCCTGACAGCCTAGGTAGGTTATTCACCGCCTGACTACCTGGGTTGCCTCGAAGAGTGACTAACCCTCGACCAGCCCGGTTTCGAAAATTGGCATCAGAGTGGCTCATTGCTCGGCTTTCTTAACCAACACTATATCACTGAATGCTGAGACTTTAGTAAAGCGTGCCTTTTTTGGCTCGAACCGATAGCGTAGGACTCGACCTACTTTTGGAGCGTATGATAGCATCGCGTCTTGTAACGCTCTAAGCCAAGCACCTACTCTATCACTTGAAGAGAAAGTCACAGCATCGCCAAGGAAGTTTCGTCCTTGGGCGTATATGTCTATATACGCTTGCGTTTGGAGAGTGGCCGTGCTGTTCGCGGTGATGACTTTGAATATAGCATACTCAGCTATGAATACCTTAGCACCGCCTGCGGTAGCTAGGACAGTATCTCCGTTGTATGCTTTGGTGTCGCCGGCTTGAGGTGTCCATTTATATGGCCGACCAAGGTCTACTAAAAAGCTGACCTGATTACCTGTATCTGGTAGAGTAGCGGCTGATACATCTGACCAATCAACCGTTGTCAACACTGACTCCATTGTTGCGTTGAGCAACATTTGGTCGTTTTCCTTAATAGTGCGAATGTCGCCGTAGTGAAAGTCCGCGGTTTCAAGTACCGGTTGCTCTTGAGTCAGAGTCGTCCCCGCAGGGGAGTCGTTTGTAGTCTCTTCACGCAACAGTCCTCCTGATGCCGTCCCGAACAAGCGGGCGGTTGGGCTAGATGCAAGGCCCAACCGCCCTGTCGGTGTTGCCCCGAGACTGGTCACGTTACCCGCGAGACCAGAAACTGGACTGGTAGCGAATGTGCTACCGCAAAATGACATAACGTTCTCAACAGAAGCCGTGAACCACTTCTTATAGCGGTAGTTGAACACCACTGCTTTATCAAAAGCACCGTTAGATTGAGTCGACACGAAGACCCACCAGATCTCGCGGTTATCAACGTCGCGAAATGCGTGCATTTTCTCAGCCAACGCAGGCGTGGTGTTCAGGTTCGCACGAATATACGAGCGTACAGGGTCACCTATTGGGATTACCTGCTGACCATCGAAGGCAAAGAACATGTGCTCAATACCATCGTAGAAAAAGTTAACCTTGTCCAAGGCAACCAACGTCCAGGGATAGGTGTTACCTATATTGGTTACGACTTGATCCTCGACGACTTGGATGACCTTAGGCAATCCGACATATCTTACAGGTATCAGTGCAGTCGGAGTATACACCCACAACGTGCCCCCGATCTTAGCAATACCAGTGATACCCACAAACGGATAGTCCAACTGCTGCCATTCGACGAAATCATAGAAGTCAGCTTCGTTCGTAATAGCAGGCGACCACTGATTAAAGTTATTAACGTTGCTGAGTAGTAGTCGTGATGGTAGGTATTGACTATTTTCAGTAACATGAGCGGCTACGAGGTGGTCGTACCAAGCAAGTAGGTATCTACTTTTTGGGGCTCCTGTAAGCGCAACGTCGGTTGAGCCGTTGTTCGCTCTAACGGTGTTGAGGTCGTTTGAGTAGTAGATTGTTCCATTGTAGAGCGCCATTGCCCACTTTCGGAAGGTGGAGTTGTTGGCAAGACCAGAGGCGTAAACCTGGCCAGACGGGCTAAACACAGTAGTAGTACCAAACAGAATAGTTCTACCATAACCAGGAGTGCTGCTAGGCAAAAATGCCATGTTTCGAATGTCTTCAGTACCAATAGTAGCATGGGTAATTTTCCTTGGTAGTTGTTCGAGTTCGGGAGTTAGGCGGAAGTTGTGCTGAATACGCCATTTGTGGCCTATCAGGTGTGCAGGTAGAGTGGAGTCAACCCCTTCAAGGAGGTTGTCATGGAGGACGAGTTGACGTGTTGTAGCCATAGGGAGTTGATCCTATTTAATAGGATCGACTTGAGAAGCAGGATTAGGCAACCTGGCGAATGTGCATTGTGGCATAGACTTCGTACGTACCGCCTGAGGACGATGCTAACCCAAGTCCGTCGGACGCTTCCGCGGCTTCACAGTAGTGCTCGAGTTTAAGGTAGTCGGTCGACGCTCCAACAGTTATCTTGGCACATACACGCGTGCGAGTCTGAACGCCATCCGCAGCCGCGCTGACCTCTGAGGTGCCATAGAAGGTTTCTTGGACCACGTCGGAGACATTGTAGCGAACCAGACGGCAGATATGCTTACCTACCTTGTAAGCTGGTGCTGTGGCTTCAACGACGTATGTGCCTGCCGGCAGAGAGACCTTCCCACTCGCGCCGATGGTAGCAAATGCTCCAGTCGGTACGCGCCAAGCTTCGATCCACGCAGGGGCTGGAGTGTTACCTCGAACGTGCCAGGTCGTACTCGAAGCGCCACCACCGCTGGTTGCGTTATTGGCACGTTCGACAAGTTCGCACTCGTTCTTTGAGACTAGGGTTATTCGTCCAGTGTTGTCAAGAGTTGCATCTCCTGAGAGAGTCTTAACAGCGAATTTGTTATCTGATCCGCCGACTAATAGTTGACCAGATGTGCAAGTTGGAAGTGCATCTCCGGTTACAGAGTTGGCTGCGAGCTTGTCAGCAGTGACTGCATCGTCACGGATGTGAGAAGTTGTTACTGCGCCATCAGAGGCTCCAGTTTTCAACGCTGCGGCAGTGACACAGTTAGCTGCTAACTGATCAGCTGTAATGCAGTTATTAGCTATGTGATCCGCAGTGACTGCATCGTCAGCTATCTTCGCTCCGTTTATGGCGTCGTCTGCAATATGATCGGTGCCTATCGTGCCATCTGCGATCTTAGTGCCTGTCACAGCATCGTCGCGTAGGTCAGGAGTTGAAATAGTACCCTGAACTATCCCCTGTTGTGTCCCTGCATTCCCAGTCGAACCTTTGACCTTACCGGCCAGAGTTGTATCATCGACCACTCCAGGCTTGAGCTTTTCAGTCGACGAGTCGAACTTCAAGAACAGATAGTCGTAGACAAACCTTCGGGTTTGTAGGTCTACCTGTGCAAGCTTGTTAGAGTCCTCTGTGTCTGCTGGGTCATCAATGACTGGTAGCAGATTTGCTAACGTTGCGGGATTAAGTCGTGGATAAGTCGCCATAAATGTTAGTCAAGGCTAGATTCGTCATCAGCGGTAGAAGCAACTAGCTCCCCGTTCCACTGAACGATCGCGCGCCAAGCGTCATTCACAAGCGAAGTGGATAGCTGCACCCGCTCGTCTTCTTTAACAAAGAAGTTTAACTCTTGAATCGCACGATATTGAAGCCAGTCAAAGCAATAGTCGAGTAGAAAGTCAGTCTCAGTGCCGGCAGAGGTGTAAGGTGATAGCCAGCGAACCGCTTCGGCATAGACGGTAAAGCTAGCAGACGGCAAAGCAGATGCGTCGGGTGGGGCAACAGCGATAGTTTGACCGATTTGAGTTAGCGACAAAGGCGTCTCTATGACACGCAGCGAATTGGCTACATCGGTGGGTAGCAGATTCTCGATCCTACGTAGCATTCGCTTGTTCCAGTAGGCTTTGGTTTGTAGCTTAATAGGATAAGTTCCACCGTCACCAGTCGCTAGGAACACGTCTAGTAACTTCTTGACGCCTACTGCGGTGCTAGTCCCAAGTAACTTTGCGTTGGCAAGCGACCCTCCAGTGGTCAAAGTCACGCTCTCAATTTGTATGGGCACCTTGGCCAGTTCAAAGTCAATCAGTCGCTCGGCATATAACCTTGCATTGTTACACGCTTGAAGCAACACGTCCCACGTGACCGCGTTAACAGTTCGTACGAACGTGCTCGGGTCGCGTTGCATGAAGCCTGCTACTGCAACTTTTAGCTGGCCAGAGGTGTTAGACATAGAAAGCTATGGGGTTTTGGTGCGCAGACCCCTAACTGCGTATCGAGAACTGCGGATTTTTGGTACTTAGTCGTTCAGTGTGACGAGCGGCCTCCTGCTCCGCTTACCGGCTGTTTCTCAGTAGTGTATTCCTTCAAGGAATTACTACCCTTCTCAGCAGAAGACGGATACTCCGCCTGTGCTTTCAGGATGGTGTCACCCGCTTCTTTCCCGCTCCCTACTCCGGGAGCATCCATGTTTCTGAGATCAGTGTTACGATCCATTTTGATGGGTCTTTCTTTGGTTGAGTGTTAGAGATTGAACGTCAAGGATAACCTACCACGGTTATCATCGCCGACTCGGTCGTTGCGAGCGTAATATCCGCTTTTGCGGCTCTTGCGGCTTCCGAGTCAGTCGCAGAGCCCGCATTAGTGGCTAAGATACTCGTTCCAGCCAAGTCGGGCGATGCTGGGTAGATTCGCACAGGCGCACCCGTTGAGGTCGTATATGCCAAGATACTGCTGCATTCTTCAATCTTTTGGAGACCGAAGACCGATGCAGGAATATCGTCGACGTTAGCTCCGACAGCGAGGCCATTGGCGGCATCAGTGAAGGTAGCGACCACACGCGTCCGTTTCTTACCACTCGGCCCGCCAAATTGAAAGGCGGACACTCTGGTAACCATCGCACTGGTAACTGCTGTGCTTGCAGGCATTTAGAGTCCTTTGTTAGAGGTTCTGTGGGTGTGTAATTGTGCTTGTGAGTTGGCTTACTTACGGAACGTAATCCTGAACGTTCTGCAAATACATGAACGACTCCGGCTGCCGGAGTTCCAGGCCAGCCTCAGTGAACCACTCGTCTTTGCGATAGTCCGCATCGTTTTGCTGGCGGTTTTTGAGCAGCTGAGTGTCGCGCTTGGCCATTGGACGATAGCGCAAGTTGTGCACGTCCATGAAGAGCGCGTTGTTGCGAAGAGTGGAGTTCCGGCTGAACAGCGGATGGGTCTTGTAATAGACCGTACCAAACGCGGTCTTGTGGGCGACGATCTCCATGCCGAACGTGTCACCAGAAGGCGGACTGTAGTTCAGCACCGAGGCGTTGCGATACATCTGGTTGATGACCTTGAGGAAACCGGAACCGCAGAGCACGAGCTTCTCGTTGGAGGTGTTCGAGGATGTGCGGAACAGGCGCTCGAGATACGTATCGTAGACTTTCTCGCTTAGAAGCCCGGTCGAGTTGATGATGACTCGAGCATTGTCATCAGCGTCGTGAGCAGCGTCAGACGAAGTGGTGACAGCAGAGTTGCCATAACCAAATCCGTTGGCGGAGACCGATGCGGTGTTACCGATTTCCCAGGCGTTGAGGAACCACAAAATGCCGCCGGTCAAATACATCGGCAAACCGACGCCGGTTGTGGGATCTGGAGTGGCGTTGAGGTTCTGGGCGTTGGTACCAGCTCCGCCGGTGCCAGACACGTCACGGTAACGATTACCGAAAATGAAGGCCAACTCCATTTCGATCATGTGGTCGATCGAGTGCTGCTTGGCTTTGTCCTTGTAGATGCCAGTGTCGTCGAACTTGACTGGCACGACCAAAGAAGACCCGGCAAAGCTGAACGGAGTTCGGAAGATTTGCGTGTAGTTGCCGGGGTTGATTGGCAGGTAGTAGCATTCCTTAGAGAGATCGGTGACGCCGTGAGGGAACGCAGAACCGATGACGAGGACTTCCTGTGCAAGGTTGGACGAACTATCGTAGTCCGTGATACCAGGCGCGTTGAGTGCCTTGAAGACGAGCACGCCACCAGCAGTAGCTCCAGCAGTGGCACCGGCTGTGATAGCCTGAGCGTTGCTCAACGAAGCCATGACACGGCCACGCACTTCGATGTACGCTGAGCCAGCAGAGTTCAAGGTTTTGAACTTGATGACATGACCAGGGCGGAACAGGCTCGCGTCTGCGACGGCGATTCCATAACCAGATCCGACTGCCCAAGTGATGTTACCATCGGCAAGTGTCAGAGACACAGTCGGAACAGTTTCTCCAACAAGCGTGCCAACAGTCTTGTAAAACGCCACTGTGTTCGTGCCGGTTTTGTCGTAGGCCAGAGTGGTCCGCTGTTCAAGCAGACGCTTCTCCCACCACGAGTATTCCATGTCGTTGGTCTCCTCTTCCTTCATCATGGAGAGGATACCGATCAGGGGGGTTTTACCGTTGGGAAACAGGTAGAACACCTTGCGCCGGATGTTGGTCCAACGCTGAGCGGATACTGTTTCGGGGGACATTAAGCCAAGAATTGGCATAGGGGTTGTGTGCTGTGTGTTGTGTGCGAGGTTTGGTTAGTGTTAGTCGAAGATCTCAATACCTTTAGGCCCACGCGCGTTAGCGTTGCCCGCTGGTGCCTTCGACGAACCACCTTGCCCTCCGCTGGTTAGCGTGGACATACGTTTACCGCCATTGGCGGGAGGTTTTCCAGCCTGACCAGAGGCTACAGCAGCAGAAGAGTCGCCTCCACCGTTGCTGTTAGTACCCTTGGCTCGGGCTAAAAGAGTTTTGATCACCTTACGAGTATCAGTCGCATATCGCTTCATGACCTCTTGACGGGAGTTGGCTTGGTAGCCGGTGGTTTGAAGCTTGGCTGCTACTGCTTCTACTACAGTCTCGTAAGGTGCAAGGTCTGGATAGGACTTGAAAAAGTCATCTCTAAACGACCTGGCTTGCTGTTCTGAGACGAATGACTGAATAGGTGCGATGTGTTCATTGTAGACTGCATCGCGATACATCTGCATCCGAGCTTCGGCGAGGGTTAGCGTTTGCTTGACAATACCATCTCGAAGAGCTTTGAGTGCAGCTTTACGTTGAGTAGGGTCTTCTGAGCCGAGTTGAGCTAGTAACTCGTCAGAAGGCTGCCAAACGTTGAATGCACGGTTGTATTCGTCTTCGGTGTATTGACGCTGCTGAGTCTGTTGTTGCTGCTGCTGCTGACCTTGTCCGCGAGCCTGTTGAGTCGGTGCTCCCGCACGAGCTATCACGCGGTCGAGGATAGTCTCGATTGCCTCAGCAGTGATTCCATTCGAAGTATTCGCACCCGCTGCCGTCTGGTCACTTCCAGTTTCAGGGTCAGAGTCATCCGCAGAAGCGTCATCTTCTGTTGAGTCAGAGTCTCCACCATTTTGTCCTTGGTTACTTTGGCGACTGCCTCTAGCACCTGACGTTGTAGAACGTTGTTGAGCCTGCGTAGGGGCGGCATCGTCACCGTCGGCACTATCAGAGTCGCTTCCGATCTCATGGTCGAGTATTGAGTCAATGTTTGTGTCGCCTGTTGAGGCTGCATCAGTAGAGTTAGCAGCTCCGGCATCAGAGTTCGCTCCTGCACTCGCTCCTGCGCCTGCACCGGCATTAGCCGTGCCCGTAGACGAGCTCCCTCCGGAGGCGTCATCAGGACTTAGCAGCAGTCGTAGTATCATCCAGTTCATTCGATTTGTCTGTGTTGTCTAGGTTGTTACTGTTGTTGCTCTCGTTGAGCTGTTGTTTTAGGTCTTCTATCTTACCCTGGTGTAAGTCTTTTATGCGAGTAAGTCCAAGAGCCAGACCTACGCTCTTGAAGTGAGTGTTAGTATCCTGTGCCTGGCCTTCGAACACCTCCGCCGTTGCCGTTCGCTCCTCCACTAGGAGCGCCGCTAGTAAGTAGAGATAGAAGGGGTTTTGGTAAAGATTGAGAAACCCCCGAAGCTGGTCCTCCGGGTCCGGTGGAAGAGGCAGAGGAGTCTGCTGATGCGCCACCTGTTGAGCCTGCTGGGCTAGCAGATGCGGCTGACTGTTGTCCTGCGAGTGCGAGTAAGGTTGGGTCTGTAGCATTTGCGTCGGGTGCTGCTCCCGGCGGGCGTAGAGAGAATCGCTCAGGGTTACGCACACCGCGAAGGGTTAGGATTTCATTGATGATTTTACGTGGATCAAGGTTAAGGAGTACCGCGGCTTGTGGATTCTGTAACAGAATAGGCACGAACTCCTCTAAAGCTTGCGCTGTTAGATAACGTTCGGATGGGAGCGTCGCGTCGAATACCTCAAAGTCGTAGTGACCAAGCATAGAGGCTTTGTCGACTTGAATGAATGCAGGGGTTGTTGCTGCCTTAGAGCCGAGTATACGGACGTAGGTTTGATTATCTAGTCCGTCACGTAGGTTATAAAGCATTTGACGACCCATTTGTTCTAGTGCGAATCTAAAGATGACAGCACCGATGGTTTTGAGACGCTGAGCTGCTCCGGTAGTGGTGTTGCGATTTTCGGTAGCTGATCGTTTGCCTGGACGCACTTCGCCGAGTAGAGAGTCATTGATTCCGGTGACCATCTTTAGGATGTCGTGTAGGTCTTTAACGTCTCGCACATGGGTAGCGGTGACGTCTACAAGAGCTAGTTGTTTGATGTAACGGTCGATCTCACCAGTAGCTGCTGCAGAAAGCCGAATGACTGGCTTACGTTCCTTTAAGTCCTGCATGTTAACCATTGTTGGGTTAACTATGAGCTTGTCACCGATGACCTTGCGGACGTTGGTGATGCGGGCGTTGATGAACCAAGAGATAACGGACTGTAACTGGTCCATAACGTCTGACAACGAGAACGAAACTAGAAGGTTGTTGTCGAATAGAAATGGTGCGAGTGAGTATGTGAACTGCCCGTGCATGTAGTTCATTGGTTCGCATTTAATGATGCGGTTGTCGTTAGCGACCCAAATGACATATTTGACTGGATAGTCTTCTTCTCCGAGTGGCTTGTCCTCGATCATGTACTCACTCGGAATGATGTTGCGCTGGACTTCGGTTATGATGATGTTCTTTTTGAGCTGACCATCACCACGGGTATTGGCGTCGTTACTAAACGCTCCTCCGTTATCCAAATCCGTTTCCCAACGATACCCTCTGTCTGGGGTGCATTCTTTTCCTGCGGGTTTGATAAAATTAACACCCGCGACAACGCCTTCTTTCTCCCACTTCTTGAGCTGAGAATGAGTGTAGATATCTTCGCTAGCACAGAACTCGCCTTCTTGGAAGCGCACGAGAGGCAACCGAACGTCTGGAAAGAATCGGTAAGGAGAGATGTTGGTAAGCTTGTTACCCTCATAGGTTATACCTTGATCGACGAAAGTTTCAGAAGAGTCGTGGGAAAGGTTGACGCCTTCGGCAGACATGCCAGGGGTGAATTGCTCTTGCTCAACGAGGCCGGACTCTGTAACCCAGCAGGTTTTGATTATGCCTAAACCAAAACGGCCAACGTCGAGTAGGAATTGGGTCAGCACCGCCTCGATGCAGTTTTTTGAAAGGTCACGTGCGAGCAGGGCTTCGGCAACCTTGGCTGGCTCTTCGTCTTCGGCAGTGAATCCGGTTAGCTCAAAGAACCTATCCCGTTGCATGTAAAGAGAGTAGAGAAAAGCAACGAACGTTTGAACTTGTGCGAACGAGATCGGAACGACCATCTTCTCGGGTTCGCCACGCTCACCAGCTTTGATGTCTTCGGAGTCTCGTTTACGAATCGCACGGTAGACTTCGTCGTTCTTGTCCCACTGAGCGTAGTACTCTGACATCTTGTTACGAGAGAGTCGCACAAGCGTAAGAGTGTCCTCAAGCATTTGCTTGTGGAACGGAGTGTGGTCTTCCAGTTCTAGAGCTCTTTTGACTATGTCGTCCATAAGGAGTTGATCCTATTTAATAGGATGGACTGGCTATTTTGCAGCGGCACGAGCGGCAGCGCCGATAAGTTGTCCGATTGCGTTGGCGCTTGCTGTGATAGCTTCTTGGTCTGGATCAGTAGCAAATCCGGACGCGTTGATTAGTCCTGACGAGGACTTTCTGGTGCTGTCTATGGATAGGCTCTTGATAGCTGTCGTGGCGAATAGTGATCCTGCAAAGGCGTCAACCTTGGAGCCATCAGGGAATGTCTTGGTGACATGAATACTAGTGCAGGACGGCAAGAGAAGGGCTAGTAGAATTAGGTATCGCATTCGTCGTCGTCAGGTTTTGGTAGACCATTTTTAAGTATTGTAGCTATCGAGGGAAGGATCGCGCCGGTTATGAGACCGACTAGGAATGGTTTTACTTGCAGCTCGCCAGCGACCCATAACGATCCTACGCTCGCCATCATGGCGGTGCCAAGGTGTCGCATGAACATGTCGGCGTTGTAGTAACACCACTTTTCCCAGTTAATTTTCATTCTTGTCGGCTTGAGTTTTGGAAATAAACATCCTTATCCAACCAATATCCGCTTGAATGGCTGCAATATTCGAGACTGCTGTCTCAATCGCTACCAAGCGACGCTCGTGTTGGTTCAACATTGCTGAGATGGAGAGTTTAGAGTACTCATCCATTTCCTTCTCTTGTTTGTCGAGGCGGGAGACTGCTACATCAACTCTGTCACCCATTTTAACGTAGCCGGCTATTAAGGCTACGATGCCTGCTACAACGGTAACCAGATTGCCAAGAGTAAATTCCCAAGAGAAGTGCATCGTTTATGGAGGTATTGTGGTGCCTAGACTACCAGTTACTGTAAAATTCCCACCTGTTCCCTGATTCACAGCAAAAGAGTCCCCTGAACGCCGGAAGTAGAAAACTGGTTGTGAGCCGGTAGGAGTTGAACCATCAGAACCCAGACTGATTGGACGTCCGCCAGAAATAAACTTTGTAGGGTCGTCAAAGTAAGCGTCGTTAAACCAAAATTCCGACAAGGCTGCATTGAGCTTGAAAACTGGAGGAGTATCTAGATCAGCACCGACAGTATACAGATGCGACGCCCCTACGAAATCAATAGTATCGTTGGAATATGTAGTAACCGTAAGAGTCTCGGCAACACCATTGATGTAGATTTTTCGTTTTGCTGTATCTGTAAGATCAATGCAAGCATAAATATGCACCCATCCACTTGCACTAGTAACCGAAGAAGAACCATGCAGGTCAAGTATAGCTGAGGACGCTGAGTTCACGCCAAGCAGCCTGATTTGGTCCGAAGCATTGCGTGATACGAGAAGTCTAACTGTACCTCCAGTTCCAAGATCTAAGATTACCCCTCCCGAACCGTTAGCTCCAGCAAACTTAACCCAAAACGAGACGGTAAATTGCTTTCCATCAGCCAACCCAGATGGTCCAGCACTACTTAATCGCATGTAGTCGTTAGAACCATCAAAGACGGCACTGTTGGCAAGGTAAGAAGGCGTGTAAACATTTGTCGCGTAAGAGTGGATATTAGCAACCTGAGTAGTGGTAAAAACTGCATTACTCCAAACGATGACCTCTTTGATTAGTCCCTGTAAATTAAGGCCGACTTGTGAGAACTTGGACGCTCCGGCGTTCCAGCCTGAGTTTGTTTCCCATCCGGAAACTCCGTTGGTATAAAATTGGTACGCATTTGGAGAGAGGGTGGTTTTGCAAGTTAGCAGATCGAAGTCCACGTCCGAGCTTAGGGCACCTACTGCAGAATTGCCACGAGTGCCTTCATAGAAATAAGAGTCTACATCACCAATTCCAATAAAGATTCTTCCGCCTTCCCAACGATCAGCAAAGAACATCGAACCAGGAACAGTGCTATAGTAACGACCAATTAGTAGCCAAGCAGTTGGAGTGACACCACTTCCTGTCTCTGTGGTAGCCGTCCATGTATCCATGTTTGTAGCTACCAAAATGTTTCCTCCGTTGAAATAAACCCCGTTGGTAGTCCATGTAGGCATGCTGCCATTGGTAGTCTGTGTCCAGTGATAGCTTTGTATCTCGTCAATCCAGTTTGAGACTGACGTAGTATTAGCTAAATCTGTGGAACGCCAACGCAAAGCGATACCGGGAGGTAGAAGGTTTTCGTAGCTAACTGTACCTCCAGGCCAACTCGTATCAGAGATAGCGATTGGCAGGCCAGCGTGGACGCTGGTCGCGAGCAATAGAATTAAAGCAGAGCGTATCATGGCTGAACAGCGTAGTTAGCAATCGCGTTGGCGTCGGTGCCGTCGGTGTAGAAGACGGTTAGAGACGCTGTTTTATTTGCTGCTAGGGTCGTGGGAGCAGTGATATTCATGAACTTCCACGAAGGAAGCGAAAGCGTGCGACTCGATCCATCTCCCACGATAAAGAGAGTGAACCACCGACCAGCCGCCTTGTTACTAACTGAAATAGTAAGGTTCCCGGAGAGAGTCTCTACTCGCATGTTAGGGTGAGCGGTAGGATCTAGGTCAATGGTAGTCGAGGCGTTATAGGAAACGGTTTCCAAAGTTTGCACCATTCCTTTGTTGACTGTTAAAGTGCTGTCAAAGACATGGGCTCCGGTCCACGTGGGCGCGATAGACTGGCTTAAAGCCGGAGCGCCATCAGATCGCAGGAAGGTCGATGCGGAACCATTGACCGCAGTTAGTCCAACACTAGCAGTAGGATTAGCTGCACTCACCCCCGCTGGTAAGGCTGTTGTGGTCACGGCAGTCACTCTGCCTGCAGCGTCTGTAGTTACGCCTATAAAGTGCGTGCTGTCGCCGTAAGTGCCTGGAGTTCCTACTGATTCTAAGGCTGGCGCAGCGTCTGAACGCATAAACGTTGCAGCACTGCCGTTGACAGCCGACAATCCAATGCTTGCGGTTGGGTTAGCTCCTACAGCACCACCTGCAGCAGAGACGGACTTATACGTTCCGTCATCAGTAAGGACTTTGGTTCCACCGCCAGCGTATCCGGACGTCGCAGAGACTTTTAACAATGTCGTGCTATCGTTCTTGAAGAAGAAGTCTCCGGTGGAGTCTACAATCCAATTTCCGTCTGTGTCGATTTCCATAGTGGCTTCGTCGGAGTCAGCATTGCGTAAAGTAACGAATCCATCACCTGCACCGGCCACTGTGATACCGTTAGTGCTGTCTTGAGTTATAATAGAATCAGTCAACGAAAACGAATCCGGTCCGAATATCGGCACCTTGTTCGTCGTGCCTTGAATGTTCGCGCTGATCGTGTTACTCGAGACAACGTATGTTACATAGATATTCGTAACGTTCATTATCGTTATGGAAGCGTTGTCACGCCCGGCAAACAAGTCACCGACTCGAATCTTATAAGTGTTGTTAGTCAACCCACCTTCAAGAGAGTCGATGATTAACAGTCCGTCATCTGTTGCTCCAGTGATAGACGGAAGGGCACTTATCTTGATACTGCCGGTCGCTCCAAATACACTCACGGAGCATAGAACCGTGGCTAGGAAAACCGTAGCTTTTGTGAATAGTTGTTTCATTTTAATGGCTCCCAAAGCTGACGTTGCCTCCATAGACTGTGTGACCGCCTATCCGAACAGCGGTACCTACGCCTATAGGGATTAGCATTGAGATTGAAACGGTAGCTTGGGACAGTCCAAGCTGAGCTCCGTTGGTAGGATTGGCTATCATAACGGTGAAGCTTCTGGGCTTTGTTGCGAATGTGCCGGAGTTAATGATCGGAACTGAGAAGGTTTTTGCACCGTTTTCGTTTGCTCCCCAGGAAAGAGTGCCAGAAACAGAAGTGAAGTCTGTTCCAGCTACGGCTGAACCGCTAGCTGTGGCATAAGAGACCGCGGTCGTTGTATTCGTCCCCCCAGTGCGATTGGCTGTGATTACCACGGTCCCATTAGTCTCATGTGTCTGATACGATGGCGCACTCAAGGCTATCGTGCCCGCATTGGCAACGTTGTAAATGGCCGTCATTGTATAGGAAGCATCGACGGTGACGGTTGTGGCGGCAGTTAAAGCATGGTCAGTGCCGTTCTTTTGCCACTTAGCAAAGCCGGACGAAGGGGCGGTTAGGCTGACTACGGTGCCATCGGTGTAGGAGCGTGTAAAGGGGGCGGTACCGTTCGTTGCTCCCGTGGTATCGCTTGGAGAGACCGTTATCGCCTTGCCTGTTGGGATAGAGTTGATTGTTAAAGTGAACACGTTAGGCGGTGGAGGGCCGTAGACGGCTGTGTAAGTATGTGCTGCATCGGCGGTTGTGACTACGCTCTGGCTACCTGAGAGGTCAGCGCCGTCTTTCAGCCACTTAAGGAAGCTATTACCGCCTGCGGTCGATGGAGCGGTAAGGGTCACGCTTGTCCCACTATAGAATGAGCGAGTGAAAGCTGTCGTACCATTCGCTTGACCGTTGATGTCTGATGGCGAGACGGTTATAGCTACGCCGCTGTTAGGCAGTAAAGAACCGATTGAGAATAAGTATGCTGTCGGCCTATTCATTTGGATTGTGATGGTCTGTGTGCTAGGAGTACTAATCGAAGCTCCTCCTGTGGCACTAGAGAGACCTACAGTGAATGTTAGGTCTGAGGTGCTTGTTGGCACAGTAGATATAGGAACGGCGAAAGACCTTGCCCCTATTTGGCCGTCTGACCAGGATAGGACTTGCGTTGTAGCAGTATAATGCGTGCCAGCGGAAGCGGTACCGTTAGCGGTGGTTGCAGTAACGGTTACTGCCCCACTCGCTCCCCCGTTGCGGTTGACGGTTATAATAGCTTGACCGGTGTTCTGGACTACAGTTTGACTCGATACGCTAAAGGCAAAGCTCCCAGCTCCGCCGTTGGAGCCCACGAATTCGTATGCACCTATATCCCACAAGCCGTCTGAGCCACGAGTGCTACCGTCTCTATCTGTGGCAAACTCGCCTGCGAGGGCTACGCCTCTGTCTCGAGCGGTACTAGAGGAACGAATGTGGAAGTCATTGCCGGACAGGTTAACGAACGGATCAAAGCCGTTGATGACTCCGTGAGCTTCAACTCCGTAGCCATACATGGTCGACTGGTTGACCCAGTTATAGTCGTGCGTCAGGAGGCCACCTAGATACGGGGCGCTGTAAACGATGTTGTTTTTGAACTGCCCACCGGCCACGCTGCTGCCTGGGAATTGAACTGGCCAACGGCTCTCAGCACGGACTCCGATCGCGCAGTTGACGAAGGTGTTGTTATAGACTTCGAATGTGGCGGGCAGTTGGCAGGGAACGTCTGAGCAGGCGTTGTCGAATACTAAAGCTTGACCGGAACCTGGGCGGGCGGTGTTCTGCCAAACGTTACCGTAGATTTGCCAGTCGTGCGGTTTGGCCTGACCGATCAACGAGGCAATCAAGGCAAACCCGAACGACGAAAAATCGTGCATGTAATTGTAGCGCCAGATGCCCCAGCCCAGGTTGCCGAACGTGTAAGAGCCGTTGTCATGGTTGGCGGTGTTGCCGTTAAGCACAGAGATTTCGCAGTACTCCACCGTCAGATGGTCAATGTCACCGATCTGAAAGCCGTTGGAGCAGCCGTGAATGTTTAGGTGGCTCAAGGTGAGATCGTCTAACTGACCGAAGCGGTTAAAGTCACCCCAGTCCACACCTTCCTGATTGTTGGGTGTGACCGAGCCTTGGAATTCTACGTTCGAGACCGAACAGTGGCTACCTCCACCCCAGATGCCCATTTGTTTGGTAGAGGTTTGGTTGGCCCAATCGTTGGTCGGAGTTGAAAAGACGAATTTGATCCCGTCAGCCACCATACCGTCGATTCGAACATAGTTCTGCCAGCATTGATAGCCTGGTTGTGGAGAGCCTTGCACGTAGGGGACGTTGATAACTACCTGTGCGTCGTAGGCAACGTTCCACCCAGGCGAGCTGGTGCAGGCGGATTCAGTGGCTCTAGCCCGCTTGATAGAGATAGGATTACCAGCCGTGCCGGACCAGGCAATGGTGCCTTGGAACTCAGTTCCGCCCGCAAGCCAGATCGTATCGCCCGGAGCAACAGAGGTCAACGCCCAGAATCCAGGAGCAGCATTGGCCCAACTTGTGCCAGTGCCGCCGTTAGGATACCGAACATACCAATTAGCCGCATTAGCGGTTAAGGTCAGAAGGATGAATGAAATGGCGATTAGGTTTCTCAAAGTTATTGTATTTTAAGGTTGCTTGGCGGAAAGGGTATCCTCGCGTCCCATTGAACTTCAACTGAAAGATCACTCTCAGCAGTGTCGTTCGTCGCACTCATCGCGAGGGAATAGAGTGCGGGAGGGAGGTTGAGCGTTCGAAGGTCGAATGTCGTGTTACCAATAGCGATGCCAAAACGGTTGGTGTCGCTGTAGGCGTTCGTGCCAGAGCGCCAGTAAAGACCATAGCCGGTGGCCGCTGGCGAGGGGGTTGGTGTCCAACCAAGAACGTAACGATGTAGCTTTGCTCCGACTGCTTGTGCAGAGAGGGCTAGCAGGCCGACTAGTAGTATTTTAGCGAAGAATTTCATTTAATGCGTCTCGTAGGGCACGCTCTTGTTTGCCAAGTTTGACTGCTTTACGGAGCTGTACCTCTGTGGCACCGCGTCGAGCTTGCCATCGGAGTTCTTGTATTCGCTTGCGTACACGGACTAAAAGGGCTTTAAGAATGAGGCGTTGGGTGAGGCCGATCTTGGTGAGTTCGGTTGTGTCAAGGTCTGGAAAGTGGAGAATCATTCATAGGAACGCGAGAAGCGAGGCTCTCAAGGCTCACTCATAGAGTGGTAGCCGGTAGACAGCCGATTCTCCCTGCACCTGGACACTGATCCATTTCGTTGGTGCACTGGAAGAAACCGGAGGGTCATTGGTCGCGCCAAAGACCATCTGGTTGGTCTGGCCAGCAAGAACAATCTGTCCGTTTGGTCGCAGCTTGAAGTTGCCAAACTCAAAAATACCCACATCGCTATAGGTGCCAGACAGATTCTGACCCGCGGCATTGCCAAATGCATACACGTTGTGGGAGTTTGTGAGGGTGGCACCCGCCAGGGCATTTAACCCGTAAGCGAAGATTTCACTGCTGCTATCCAGGCTGCAGTTAGCTAGAGCGCTTTCACCAAACGCAAAGATGTCGCCACCCTGGGTTAGGGATGCTCCGTTCAAGACGGTATCGCCGTAGGCAAAAACCCACGGAGTGTGATCTAATGTTGCTGAACGAAGCGAGTCTACGCCAATCGCGAACACGTAACGGGTTGAGTTTGTTAGAGTGGACTCGAATAATCCATTCGCTCCGAAAGTATAGATACCGGTTCCGTCACTGTTCAGGCTTCCCCCGGCATTATCTCCAATCAGATAGGTATCCCCGGCCAGCGTGGCCTCAGCTCCAGCAAAGGAACCGAGCAGCAATTTTACCTCGCTATCAGCGACCTTCAGGGTGTTAACTGACTCCAATGGAGAAAGCGTTCCTGAGCTGTTCACCCAAGCGCCCCCGCCCACGCTCTCCCCATCCAGCTTGAGCTCGCCGTCTTCGACAGTTAATTCTTTAGACTGTCCACTTAGACGTAGACCGCCACTCAACTCCAAGGGGTTCGCTAAGATTAGTGATCGCAGTTGAGAGTAGCTGATGTTCTTATTAGTAGCACCCGAAGCTACAATAAACAAGTCAGTGTTGGATAGGGTCGCGGTGTTGGGGTATTGACTGATTTTCGTTATGACCGTGGCAGCAATGCAGAATAACGCCAAAACAGCCACGGCTAGTAGGGATTCGCGTCTTTGAGTCTTGGTTAGCATAGGAAAGAGTCTCATTGAGTCTAGTTAGTTGTTCTCTGGGCCGATTACATCCCCGCCTTCACCGCCAAGCGAGTCCCCGCCCTCACCACCAGCTTGGTAGGTCGTAGTAATCGCAGGTTGCATATTCTCGGCTTGAATGACTTTGCCATCTTCGGTTAGGATGAATTTATCGTCTTCGGTTAGGATGCCTACTGGTACGTCACCAGCGGTCTCGTCTCCAGGTTCGTCGTCGCCGCCTTGGTGGTGCCTCGCGACGGCAACGGCGTCGATGTGAACTAAGTCACAGAGCATTCCAAGGGACATCATGGCACTGAACAGTTAAATATCGTAAGCGAATGCGTAGCCTGACGAAAGCGTGATCGAAGTGAATCGACCGTATAGTGCCGCCCCAGCAGGCAACGGGATGGATGTTAAAGTCCCACGCATGATCGGATCGCCGTTGGCTTTGTTGGCGGTGACTAGTGTGCCAATCACACAAGACTGCAAGGCGTAGATGATGCCAAAGTCGCCGGTGTGTTCCTCGGTGTCGTCGATTATCTCAGAGCCGAGCTGACCGAGCGAGAGGGATACTGGAGCTGATTGTCCGTACATAGAGATATGTAAAGGTTTAGAAAGGTTTAGAGTGTAGTTGGTGAGTCTGTCCTATTAAATAGGATTCACTCAGAAAGCATCAAATCGTTTCTTGTTAGCACGACCTCGTCGAACCTCAGAGGGTCAGAGTCTGTCCATAGACTCGGCGTGCGTGGAATGATTATATCCGGCACGGAGTCTTTTATCGACGATGGTTCGACATACCTAGGCTCGTCGAGTACTGAGCGGTAGAGACACTCCATTGCGTGGTCGTCTGCATCAACGGGCTTGTTGGTCTCTTCGTCCCAGTGATATCTATTAATCTCCCAAATACTGCGGCGGCATTCTGGTGAAAATCGTATGTAGCCAGATTCACGTTTTAACTCCTCCTTGACTCGAAGAATGCCGCGCGCTAAGTCTTTAGACGCCTTTTCAACTGCTAGTCCACACCGCCAAAACTCTGCGGCCATTGTGGTACCGTGAACAGGGTCTTCTGTAAAAGCGATGGGGTCGCAGCGGACTCGCACAAACCGCCGCGCCCCCATTAGAGTGCGCACCCGCGCACAAAGTTGTGAGATGAGACACTTCTCAAATATGTCGTAGAAGTAATAACGATTTCCGAACGGATCAACGGTAAGCAGTAACACGCAATGTGGTAAGTGGGGATGAGGGTCGATGTATGCGTAGTAGGACCACGCAACGGGAGGTTCAACCCACGACTGCCAACCGATAGGTAGTGCCGACAACACGTGTTTGTCTCTCTGGAACTCTTTGTAGACAAGTCCAGCTTTATGTAGCGGCTTACCGTATAGTCTGCACTCTTTCTCGTCATCAGTGAGAGTAGCTTCGTACGCGTCGATCGCCTCGCGAGTAAGGTAGATATTGTCATAGATTGACCCATCGATGACGAACGAAGAGAACGAGAAGATACCGCCAGGCTCAAAAGCGTCGGTGATCCAAGGCTCACGTAGAGCGGTGAGAGTGAACCAAGCGGAGCCGTTGCGGTCAATAAGACCACGCGCCGCAGCTTTGAACATCGGCTCGGGACAGGGTTCGTCTACGTGGATGAAGTCCCAGTCTGAAGACTCAAGCCCCTGTGGGTTTGAGAGATAGGACTTAACGGTATCGAAGCGAAGAGTAGAACCGTTCTTGAGGGCGACCAGATCGACCGCGCCGGAGTGATTCCGATGCTGAGTGTCGATTAGTTCGGCCGGCAAAGCACGCCAGAGTTTGCCATCAGGTCCGGTGAAGATTTCTTGGACCTTGTCCCAGTCGTTGGCTATGATGAGACCTTTGACCGGGTGTTGAGGGATACCGGAGCGGCGTGCGGGGTCGGACTCGGGATACCAAGGCCGTTCGCCACGTAGCCAGGCTACGTCTTCGTTGATCCCCATGTGGGACTTGCCGAAGCGATTGCCAGTGAAAACTCCTCGACGCTTTGCGGTCGAACGATGAAACAGGTCTTGCTTTGGATGAGGACGATACCACGGCAGCGCGTCACGCTTGATAGCGTCGACTTTAGCACGCAGAAGTAGTGCGCGCTTTTTGCGCAGTGCCTGTAGCTCTGCAGAAGCTATACCAGAGTCGGACGTCTCAACAGGATTAGGGGTGATTGATCCTGTGCCAGACTCAGGTATGGATGCCCCGACGGGGGTGTCGTGGGACAAGGCAGCTAGTAGCTATAGAGTCAGCTAGAATGATAGTGGGCGGAGGTTAGCGCGGGTTTGATGTTTGCGTCTGTGCGAGAGTTTTGGCTAACTTTCAGGTTGTGCGAGTTTACGGGAAAGCGAATGAGGGAGTTAGCAGAGTCGCGAGGTTCGTTATTAGTGCTTTGTGGTCCGATGTTCGAGCTTGTAGCTCGCTACGCTCGCTTGCGAGCAGAAGACTTAGTCTTGGTCTTGCTCGCGCGTACTCCCATATGGGCGAATGAGTCTTTACCGGCCTCTGCCCCAGCGTTCGCGTAGCGCGCTCGAACACTCGCCATCGCTTTTGCGTGCGAAGTCGAGTGGCCGACTACTTTACCAGTATCAGCGCGAACGATGTTATTGCCTACGGCTTTCCAGGGCATTTAGAGTTTTGGTCCCCAGCCTCGTGGTCCACTTCCAAGCTTTAGTGGGTTACTGGGAGAGGGGAGTTTATGGCCTCCCCGCCGGTGATTGCTAAAATTAACTGTGACCCTTACCCAAGAGTCTGTTCTCTTCCTGCTGCAACACTTCGATCTCTCGGTCCAAGGCCATGATATCGTCAGCGGACTTGGCCGGGGATTGGACCACCTCTACGTGTTGGTGTGGCTTGCCGAGATAGCGGTCGAGCAGAGAGTCCGCTGCTGACCGGCGAACGCTTGCTGGGACTTCAGCGTCGTCGCGCAGGTCTATTAGAGTCATGACCGAGTCCTCAGCGGCGGCTTTGAGCAAAGTCTGGACTCGATCCTTACCGGTCTCGTTGAGGATTTGTAGCAACCTCTCTTGCGCCCACGGCTGCCGGAAGAGTTGCGACAACCACGAGATTGTATAACCGGACTGTTCTGCGATCTCAGTGGTACTCATCCCCTGAGCTTTCATGTAGAGCAGGAGACGATGCTCTGGCTTTTCGTGCTTAATCGCGAGGTTGGGTTCTTTAGCGTTGAAGAGTTGAGATAGGGGATTGGAACGCTCTGAGTCTGCGTCCGCCGCGGCGGACGCAGACTTTTCAAGTTCGAACAGCTCTTTTAACCCGCTGTTGCGGTAGAGTTGCTTATTGAACTTGGGCGGCGGAGGAGTCGATACTGTCTGTTCCTCTGTCGTTGCCTCTTGCTCTTGTTCGCTCATCTCGGTTTAGATTGTTCAGCGATTGTCGCTTCATTACGTCTTGCACCCATGCGGCAGGTTGGGGCACAGTCGTCACACTGTCTATCCGCCCCTCCGCTCTCCCGCTTGTCAGCGGGGCCTGCTCACCTACATCACTCTGCTGAGGGTTTGCTGCTACACTGTTCATCTCTTAGTCTCATTGGCTCTCTTGCTCAATCTACGCTACTATAGCCCACTGCCAGGCCCCCTGCAAGAGGTCTATTTTGCGGAATGCGCGAAGGGGAACTGTTTGTGTATGTCTTGAGTCTGAGCAGAGTTTTATTTTTGAAAAAACCTGTAGGGGGATCTTAGTACTACTGAGCATCCAACGTTCTGAGGTCTCCCTATCCGAGCGTAGCGAGGCTGGATTACGGCGTAGGGTGGGTGAATACACCCAACAAAAATCCCCCGGCTGAGCAGAGTCAACCGGGGGCGAGGAGAGCAATGCTGAGCTGCTAGGGTTACATCGCTGCCTGAACAGCCCGCCAGAACGCCGGCAAGTCGCGCTCGGTCTTTATCAGACCGTAGCGTTCGGCCTCTTGGTTGAGCGCGGAGAGATTCGAGACAGCCGCCACGTTGTCCGCTAGGGAGTCCGGATCACTGCTGCCGACTATATCCCGGATAAGGGCTTTGTGTCCTTCGGAGTCGATCCGCGCGCCTTTAGAGGCTTTTATGGCTCGGGCGACTGCTGGCGCCACAACTTCATTCTGCTTTGCCATAGATGTATCTGCCTTTCTGTTCGGCTGAGAGGAATTTCCCAGCACAACAGACATGTAGCAATTCCGCTGCCAAAGCTAAATAGATTTGCAGATGTTGCGTTGCAAAGGGTTACAGAATGTGCTGATCCGCTTTGTGTCTCAAAAGCGGACATGTGTCTTGAGACACTGTATCAAAACAGGACAGTGGGCGCTATGGGCGCGGAGTCGATCCTATTTAATAGGATGAACCCTTCCGCACAGCACAGCACTATCACTGAAGAAGGCAACCAGGACATGGAGACACAAGTGCAGATCAGCCCTCTACCGCTATATAGACCTCGCGGCTCGCACACTCTCATATCTACCCGATTCTCTCTAAGTGCTTGGCTATCAAGCATTTAGAGAAGAGTAGGTCGGTGGGTGGGTCGGTGCACTCCCTACCCCCCTCCCTCTGCCAGGGCCTATGTAGGGTGACACCTATGTGTAACTCACTGTCTCCCTATAACTCACTGTCTCTCCTTACGTTTAGAAAAATTTTGAACAGTTAGCCGGGGAGACAGTGAGTTATATTAAAAATTTTTTTTTTTATAACTATACGTAGAGGCCCCCTTCTCACTTTCTATTTAACTAATCCCCCTCTCAGTTAACTAATAGAGGCTTCACCTATAGTCACCCAAGGGCTGGCATAGAGGCCCCCCTAGGCATCCACCCACCCACCTACCGACCCACCGACCTACTCGCTAAAGCGCGGAAGAGCGGAGAGCTAAGCAAGGAGTCGATCCTATTTAATAGGACAGACTCGAGCATCAGCAAAGCTGATGACAGACTCGAACGTAGCACGAGCAGTCGAGAATGGATACAAACTCAACCCTATGCCACGTAGCAGGGTAGATATATAGATAAGGCGACTATGAGGCTGCACTGGGTCACTGTCAAGCTGGCTTGCTGCCCAGAGGAATGTCTCAAAATAGGACAGTCTGCCTCAAAGCTGTAAATGCTTGCAGCGCAAGGGATTAGGGCAGGAAAGCGGCCGGAGCTGTCCAGGAATGAGACATGGGGGCTAGCGCCCAGCTATGCAAGCTCTTGAGCAGCAATGCCTTATGCAAAGCGGCAATAATGGCATAGGGAATGCTCTCGCCCTGCCAGGCGGGCTTGCGGATCTCGCCCGTGCCGGTGGCATGATGCTGCTGGGGCAACACGCGAACAGAAAGGCAGACCAAAGTGAGTAATGAGACTAACGGTAGAGACGACCAAGGCAGAGACAACCAAGCAGGTCCAGGCCCAGGTCAAATGTTCAAAGGCCAAGCCAACCGCATTGCGGTGGTCGAGCGAATGCTGGTGGTAGCGAGCAAGAGCAACGACGTCGTGCGAGCACAGCAGCTTTTTCAGCTCTGGTCCGAGCTGATGAAGCCGGTGGTTGTGCAAGCGTTACAGGATATCGACGCCTGCGAGCAGGAGATCGTGTGGTATCTACAACACGCTGACGAAATAGTAGACGCTGACAAGAATCTAGCCCACCCGCAACGGCGCCGTGCACACGCGCTGGCAGTGCTCACACGCAATGTGAAGTGGCTAGCTACTGAACTGGCTACGACGTGGCTGAACGATGTGACGGTAAAGAGAGCAGCAGAGAAGGCTGTGGCCACGGGAGTAGCAGAATTTTGACTTATGTCTACAACGTCTACATCTATGTCTACAACGTCTACATCTATGACTATCCGGACTCTCGGCGGGCAGGTCATCCACGAGAAGATCACGTTGCGTCGTATCAACTCTCAGTTGCGAGAGCACCTCTGTGGCGTCAAGCATCCGGGCATGTGTATTCGTTGTGGTAGAACTCAACAGGGGGTTGAGCTGGACGCAGAACGCTACATGTGCCCGCGGTGTAAGTCACCAACGGTGTATGGGCCAATGATGCACGGGACAGCCGAGACGTGATGGGAAGAGGGTTGAGAAAGAGAGGGAAGAATGACTGATGAGGAAATCAGGATAGCGATAGCTGAGGCGTGTGGCTATGTCTGGTACCGCACGCCCAAGCACCCGTTCGAAACGCGACGGCACAGAATGATCGCTTTACCAGCTCTCCACGAATACGAGGGGCAGTCGGATGTGTGGCTGGAACGAGCAGATGGCAGCGAGCGCATCTGCAACATGAAATTCATGGAAACGAATGGCTACCTTCCCGACTACCTCAACGATCTCAACGCCATGCATGAGGCGGAGAAGACGTTGGTGCGTTTCATGGACTACGAAACTCAGCTTGAGCGCGTTTGCAAAACGCGAACGGTTTGGAATGCCACCGCCCGCCAGCGTGCCGAAGCATTCCTGAGCACTCTCGGGAAATGGAGGGGAGTATGAGCGAGACTGAACGCGAGGAACTAGAGGGCGCCGTCTGCGAGTTGGAGGCGGAACTGGAGCGCGTGAAGCGGCAGAATGCGGCGATGCGCGAAGCGATTGAGTTCGCCTTAGGCCTCAGCGACTCGGCCGATCAGATCAAAGCTCACTTGGAGCTGCTCAAGCAGGTCACATCACATCTGCCCGCCAACGAGCGACTGGACGTAATCGAACTCGACAAGATTCTACGCTTGCATCAGGAATGGTTGGGAGTGTTTTGCTTTCAGCTTGAGTTACAGGGGTTTAAGCTTAAGGTAAAGGACGAGCCACCCAAAACCTGACACCACTATGTCCTCCACATTCGCCGTAGGCTCACGAGACTCAACCCTCCGCGATCTTTCGCACAAAATCCAAGCCTTGACGCAGGACTTCCTTTCGCGTCAAGTCTCCGATGCAGCTTTCGTCTCCACTCTGGAGACATACACCGAGCATTGCAGGGACGCAATACGCTTGCCAACAGAAGCGAAAGTGCAAGTTCGTAACTTAACAATTAACCAACAGGCTCCATTCTCCCATGGATCGGGTAGTGTTAACTCGGCAAGTGCAAAGCATCAAGGGGGCACCCCTGAAACGCTCGGTGCTTCTTTCGACTGGCGTCAATACGCTCAAGACTCTCGAATGATTAAGTGGTGCGAAGAACACGACTGCAACCTGCCGAGCAAGCGGCCTTGGCGTTGGTGCAGTCGACAGGATCTCGGGGAGATCGTTGGTCTCCCTGGAAGCCGTGGCTGGCCGAGAATAACCGACGGAGTGGAGGTGATTGTCGAGCTAGTCGGTGGGGGCACTTACGTGGGCCATATTGGGTGGTTCGAGGTGGACGGTGACGTAGCCGCTGCAAACCCCGATCATCGGTCGGCCACGGCTAAAAAGAGAAATAGCAACAAGGCGAACAAGACGAGTCAAGCGAACAAAGAGACCACTAAAGCGGTAGAGGGAGTGTTAAACGATAAGACACTCGATCCAAAGAGTATGAAAGAACGACTATTGGAGTTGCTGCAATGAAACAATTCTTCGCAGGAGTAGTAGTCGGGCTTCACTTGGCCGGTCTTTTCGTTCTCCTTTTGGGACTGACCGATCTGATCGTGGGTGCAGTCAGCTTGTGTCTTCGTTTTTTTGGAGGAAACTGAACCATAAACCATAAACCATAAACCATAAACCGCAGCTACATGAAACTAAGTGCAATCAGTGAATACCTGACACAAACCGAGGCAGCCATTTTGGTCATTCTAGCAGAAAAAATAATGCTAGAAGCTGAAATAGCAGCAGAGCAAAACAACTCAACTACACGTGCGAAAGCCCTCGAAGCTGCCGACACAGCATATTGTTTGCGTTGTGTGGCTGAGCAAAGTATGCGCAATAATGATGGAGTTATATCCACGACCAAGCAGAAAGTGTTAGACAGTGCAGTTGTTAAAGAAGGTTGGATTAATACTGCTGCTGATGTAATGGAGTGGGAGAAAGAGTCACAAACCCTACAGAGCGAACAACTCCGTCAACAAACAGAGGGCGAATGAAATGTTTATATCCTGCGTGCAAGTCCGAGGCAATCACTCGCGGACTCTGCAGAACTTGTTATAATGTCGCACAACGGCTCGTTCGGGAAGGACAAACAACATTTGACAAGTTACAGAAGGAAGGTAAAATGTTACCCTCCACACGAGACCGCTCAAAACACAATTGGTTCTTGAGCTGATTCATTAACCACCATGTCTTCTCCCACCCCTACAACCATCTTCGCTCACCTTCGCTCTCGCCTACTCGCAAAAGCGGGGCTTGGTTCACCCCCCAAGCCTCGCTTTACCAAGGAGCAGTGGAAGCAGTTAGAGCAAAGTGAATGGTCTCCGACGTTTGAGCGGTTAATGCGTAACAGACTACTAATGGGAGCATTGCGCTACGAGACCTTCGCAGAAAAGCGTCAGTTAAAGACTCAGTATGACCTGCTCGGTGCAATCGAGCACAAGCTTGACCTGTATCGAGTAACAGGTAATACTGAGTGTTTAGTTGACATTGCGAACTATGCTATGATAGAGTTTGAGTGTGGTAGTCATCCGAACAAACACTTTCGTGCGTTGGATGACCACAATGAGCATTGCAAAAAGAAAGGACCACTGAATGTCTGAAATAGTTATATTTGATAGAGCAAGCCTAGAGAACGCTATATGGGAAGCGGGCGTGTCTCCAACAGGTATTCACTTCGTGGACCAGCAGTATGTCTTACCAAAGATTGAGTGGTGCCTGGCTGCATTTAGACCCTACTTTGCAAAAGTGCGTGACCGCTTCATTGGGCTCTATCGAGCAGAATCACGAGACTGTGACGACTTTTCGGAGCTAGCGTGGGCCACTGCTAGAGTGTGTCATTGGTCTACGCCTGGCTCGCCAGAGGCAGCACTGGCTTTTGGGTGTGTAGAGTATACAAAAGACTCTGGTCAAAAGCACTGGGTCAATTTTATAGTCTGCATGCAACCGGACACCGAAGTCAAGCATGTATTCTGGTTCGAGCCACAGACCGGCAAGCTCGACACCCACATGCTGAGCATAACAGAGCTAAACTCTATTAACTGGGGGTTGATATAGTGCAAACTATTCATAGATTACTACTGCTCGTCGCTTTGTGGGTCTTGTTGTCTATGTTAGCGTCATGCTCAACCACACGACAGAACGACCCACTCAAACCACCACCTGTGGATTACTACAGATACTAACTACTTTGCCCCCGTGGGCGAACGGCCCGAGGCCACCGTATAAGCCTCACAACATCAACATAACATAGAGAGTCAAGCAAAACAGGGCTAGTTCTAGTCCCTTATCAACTCTTGCCTCTCAAATCACCAGTAAAAAGCAAAGTATGAAGCAACAAGAAGTCGAGGTTCGCAGTGGATTAAAGTTCCAATTCAACGTGCCCGAGACCGTTGAAGAGTTCAATAAAGTTAGTGGACGTGGAGACCAGGCGTGTCTTGAAGACGCGATTGATAACAATATCTATCGAACTGGCCTGCCCGACGCGTGGGACAAACTGGCCAAGGCGGTGGCCAAGAAATACGACGTCAAAAAGAACCAAAAGCCTCACCCTAACGAGGAACGGGCTAAGAAGGGAGAGACGGTGGATAACGAGTCCGACCCCGCTTTCGTGGCCAGAATCGCAGCCGAGCGTGGTCTCGATCCTAGCGACCTCGGGGCAACGGAGCTACAGCAACTCGCAGACTCTTCCGTCGGCATTCTCGATCTCGACCTGACTTCACGTCGCGGCAAGGGCGAAGGGTTGATTCCCAAGCAGGACTTGGCCACCGCGCAAGAGTTCCTCAACGCCGACGAGAACAAGCGTTCCAAAGCTCTGGACACCATCGCAGCCAAGACTGGTCGCAACCGCGTGCAGTTATCCGGTAACAAGGACGAGGACGTCAAGGCCATCGCCCTAGAGGTCAAGGCTTACCGAACGTGGCTGATGGAGCAGGAAAAGAAGTCGCTGCTTGGCTAGTCAATCGTCGGTTATTCGCCGCTGGTAGTGTCGTTTTTCGCGTTG